CCGCGCTTATTGCTCGGATGACTACTGTCATCGATGTGCCCGCAGGTTCAGATACATACGAACCTGAGGAAATTCGCGCTATGATTTCAGCGCACATTGGTGTCCTTACGCAGCTTAGTGCTTCGTTAGGTGATACTACTGTGACTGGTATTCTATAGTCGAATCCTTCTTTTGCAACTTTGGAGATAAGAAAATGTGTAGTCTTGATGGATTCGCATCCGCTCTTAAAAATGACCTTTCTACAACGGACCCTTCACCTTGGTCGGACCGTCTCAAAGAACGTTTCAATAAACGCTTCGAAACAGATGATCCAGCACTAAAACTGAAGGCTTATGACTCTTTTCTCGAATTAAATGAGAAAGTTTGCGTCACCGTTGACTTGCCACCTGATGTACTCTATGACGCACGACATTTTATCCGTGTCGCCTTAGAGCGTGCTACACTGCGCAATGCAGTGTCACCAGGTGTGCAATGCTGCTTTGACTTACATCTCGCATTATCGTTGTGGCGTTTTGGCCCAGGCGCAAGCGTGGGTACAAAAAACACACATTTTGTAGATAAAATGTCAGAAAGTACAATTACTTGTACTCGCAGATCACTTCCATTCGTTAAACTTTTACGATCTTTATGTCCTAGGCTAGCTCTGCAAGACGCAGAAGTTGAGCATTCGTACACAATCGTGAATGGAAGTAGGTTATCAGCTGTCGCTAAAAATCAGGAAACTGCCCGTACTATCGGAGTAGAGCCACTATGGAACATGGCTCTACAGCTTGGAGCTGGCGCATATATTGAGTGCGCACTTCGATCAGTAGGCCTCGATATAAGTACTCAGCAGGAGAAAAACAAGTTATTGGCGCACAAAGCTTCGATCGACGGTAGCCTGGCTACTATAGATCTGAAGTCTGCGTCCGACTTGATATCGCCTGCACTTATTGAGGCTCTTTGGCCCGTGGAATGGTTCTCGTATTTATCTGCTATACGCAGTGAGAACATTACGGTCTCCGTAAAAGGAGAAACCAAAGATTATAAACTTAACATGATGTCAACTATGGGTAATGGTTTTACCTTCCCTATGATGACACTCACACTTCTCGCTATAGTTTACGCAGTGATGAGTAAACACGATAACA